CGAGTGTTTTGGGCAGCAAACAGTAACTGGCGTGACTGAATACTGCACTAGTGGAGATAGAGCATTTGCAGGATCTGCCAGCAACCTAGATTTCTTTAGTGGTCTAGGTGTTCAAGGCACATACAGAAATTGTGTTGCGGGGAATTTGTCGTTTTTTGGATATAATAATACGACAAATGGCGTAAAAACAGTAGAGGCAACTTATATAAACTGCACTGCTGGTTCTAATTCTTTTGGATTTGTAAACACTGTTGGTGCTGAGACTCATTTCTCTGGAAAAGCAATTAACTGTATTGGTGAAACGAACGCATTCTTTAATTCAGTAAATGGAGGCACGACAATTTTAAATGGAGCAATCCTTGAAAACTGCATTGGAGGCGCTAATAGTTTTGCCAAATCAATTTCAAGCGACAACGAGGGAGTTATTCTGCGTTGCAGAACAGGAACTTTTGGAGTTTCTGCATTTTCAGTAACTGGAACTGGCAAAGTTCGCCTTTGCTTGGATGCAAATTTCAATGAGGTAAACTTAGGATAATATGGAAAACAAAATCTTAGAATTAAAAGACTCAGTCTGGATGCTATCGCAGCCGAATCCAATGCCCCAAGAGCTGAAGGATTTAATCCATGACGATAATGCTGACGAGCAGGAAAAGCTTACAGCGATCAATGCATGGAAGGCTTCTAGATACTCTACTCCAGAAGCAGAGGACGCAGCGGCAGCACAAGTAATTTACGACGAAAAGAAAATGGAGGGTAACAACCTTATTTCTGCAACAGTATTTCTACCTAGCGGCAATGGCATCATCAATTGCCGTCAACCTGAAACTCTGGAGCATTGCCAAATAAGATTCTAGTGTTTGGAATGTATAAATAGAAGTATGGCTAAACCAAATTCCAGACAAACCTTAATCGACTATGCTCTAAGAGCACTCGGCGCTCCTGTGATTGAGATCAACGTTGATGATGATCAAGTTGAAGACCGCGTAGATGAAGCGATACAATTTTATCAAGAATATCACGGTGATGCAGTAGTTCGTAATTTGCGTAAACACTTAGTAACACAAACTGATATTGATAATGGATATGTTGAAGTTCCAAATAGCGCCAATATTCTTTCAATCAATAATGTATTTAATGTAAGTAACGCGAATACAAATTCGATATTTTCAGTTGATTACCAAATTCATCTTAACGATATCTTTGATCTTAACTCAGCACACGGCGGTATTGTTAATTACGAATTAACTAAGCAGTATATGTCGTTGATTGATCGTAATATTAATGGGATGTACGAAATGATTGAATGGACTCGTCATAAGAATCGTGTTAACTTTCACTCGAATACACTGAAAAGTATGAAAGATAAATATGTTGTACTTGATGGTTACGAATCTATCGACCCCGAAACGTACACCGATGTGTATAACGATGGGTTCCTTAAGAAGTACACTACAGCGCTAGTTAAACGTCAGTGGGGATTGAACCTAATTAAATTTGAAGGTATGGTTTTGCCAGGAGGTGTTACTTTAAATGGTAGACAGATTTTTGATGACGCGAAAGAAGAGATTCAGCAGCTTGAGGAAACAATGCAGCTGAAACACGAAATGCCACCACTCGATTTTGTAGGTTAATGCTATGCCAAGAAATACATATTTTAGTCAAGGAACTACACCTGAAAGAAGACTCTACGAAGATATTACAATAGAGGCACTTAAGATTTACGGACACGACGTATATTATATTCCTCGTACAATCGTTAATACAAACGCAATCTTCAATGAAGATGCATTAAGTAAATTTGGTGAAGCATTTCAAATCGAAATGTATGTTGAAAACACTGATGGATTCGAAGGTGATGGCGATTTACTTTCTAAGTTTGGTGTAGAGATCCGCGATCAAATGACATTGGTGTTGTCGACTCGTCGATGGGAGCAGCTCGTTGGTAGATTCCAACCAACCGCAGAAGGAAAACCTCAAGAAGGCGATCTAATATACTTTCCTCTTGTGAATGGTCTATTCGAAATTAGATTTGTCGAGGATGACACACCTTTCTATCAACTACAAGGCTTACCTACATTTAAACTTACGTGCGAGTTGTTTGAATATGGTAACGAATCACTCGACACAGGTGTTGAAGCAATCGATTCTTTTGAAACACAATACGCATCACAAACGACTCTTACTCTTGGTAGTGGAACAGGTACATTCCATGTTGGTGAAGATGTTACTCAGGTATTTGCTTCTAGTGGAATTACCGTAACTGGAGAAGTATCAACATTAGGCGATGGCACAATCAACATATCGAGTCAAGTTGCTTCTGATCTTAGTAACACGCTGTTTGCGCCATCAACGGGTACATCGCCTGGATACATCACTGGTACAAAATCGCAAGCTTCGTACGAAATTATATCGGTTGATGGCTTTAACTCAATCGATGATAATGATCCTTACGCAGATAACACCGACTTTGAATCAATAGGTAACAACTTTATTGACTTTGGTGAAATAAACCCATTTGGCATGCCCGATATAATAACTTAATATATGTTAGACGGAAAACACTTCTATAACCAAACTTTAAAAAAGACCGTTGCAGTCTTTGGCACAATCTTTAATAACATTAAGATTGTACGCCAAGGCACTGGTGAAACGCGAGTTCCAATAGCATATGGACCTCGTAAGAAGTTTCTTGCGCGCATTCAGTCTGATAGTGATGCTGCATCAGATAAGGGTATCGCGATTAAACTACCGCGGATGAGCTTTGAAATTACATCATTTGATATTGATACTACATCTAAATTGAATAAGATGAATAAGAGATGTTTAGCTATTCCAGGCGAAAATGGAAAGGCTAATGTGATGAACCAAAGTATTCCTTATAGTATTGGAATGCAACTAAACATTTATGCAAAGAATCAAGACGATGCGCTTCAAGTCTTTGAGCAAATTCTTCCAACGTTTCCGCCAGAGTATACTATTGCAGTGAAAGACATGGAAGGTCCTGGCACAATAACAGATGTGCCTATTATATTAAATAGCACTTCGTTCAGCGATGACTACGAAGGCGATTTTCAAACGCGGAGAAGTATTATTTACACTCTTGACTTTACAATGAAAGTTAAGTTTGCGGGTAGCGTAAGCGAAGGTAAGATCATTCGTGTAGCGGATACTCACTTCTATGCTGATACTGAAAATCGTGCACAGCTAAGGGAAGCTAATCCAAAAGGTGAAGAAAACGTAAGAGTAGAAGTTGCTTTTACTGATGAACCACCTTTGGACGACACTGATACTATTACAACTACGTTTGGATTTGATCAACGTTCTATCTCACACGAATCTACTCGCGAGTTACTTGATCTAATTAATGGTATTACACCTACAGATAATACTAAAGACATCTATACCGCTGCTTCGTATAATAGTAGTTTAGACTTTATAAGAAACACTCAGTTCTGGGGTAATAATCTTAAAGGTATCACTGCGATGAGCCCTTGGAATAGTAGACAAAATAATGCGCGGGCCGGTACGGTTATAACACCTAGACACGTACTTTTCGCTGAACATAGCGGCTTTAATTTAAGTGTAGGAGATACGATCTATTTTGTAACACGCAATGATGAGTTAATTACTCGAACAATTGTTGGCGAAGCGGATCACCCTGACAGCGGATATTTTGAAGCAGATTTTAATATTGCGGTTTTAAACGAAGATTTGCCTAATACTATTGAAGTGATAAAGGTTTTGCCTGAAAACGCATGGCACTATTTTGAAAGTAGTCTATTAAGTATTACTAACTCGGATATAGATTACACCGCTCTTTCATCAAGTATTGATGATCAGTTTTTATCCTTTTGGGTAGATCAAGAGGAAAAGGGACTTATCAAAAGAATATCGCAGATAAGCAATATCGGCGATGATCAAACCGAGAGGCCGGCGATATCATTCACTGCACCTATAGGCATAGATACTAACTGGTATGAGAATGCAATCATCTATGATTCTGGTTCACCCGCCTTTATAGTCTTAAATAATGAAGCTATACTTACGACAGTAACAACAGGCGGAGGAGGAGGATCGGGCACATTCATTAGCAGAAAAAGTATGATAGGTGAAATCAATGAAATGATCACTGCCGCGGATGCTACTGCATCGGTTAGTACTGGATATACGCTGACTCAAGTTGATCTTGGCGATTATAAGAAATATTATTAATTATGAAAGATAAAGCCACTTTACTTAATGCGCTTGAAAAAAATTTAGATATTGTAGAAAAGCCAAAGACACACGTTGATAAAGGTGAAATTATACGTGACACCGAGAGTGATATTGAATATTCTCGAACTAAAATGAAAGAGTTGATTGGACAATCGTCTGAAGCAATTAATCAGATGATGGCGCTAGCGTCTGAGTCAGAACACCCGCGTGCCTTTGAGGTTTTATCTAATATGATTAAAGACGCAAGTCAAATGTCGCAAGACCTTGTTAAACTACAAAAAACGCGGAAAGACATTACGCAGAACAAAGAGTCTGTGAATCAAACAGGTAGTACTACAAACAACTCTATCTTTGTTGGGTCTACAACAGAATTGCAAAAGTTTCTTAGAGATAGAGATACTATAGAGATAGACGAAGTTTAAATATATTATGGCAACAGATTTTTACATGGGCAATGCGCTCGTCAAAGCTGACGGTGTGGCACAGAATTTTACTAAAAAGGAGATCGATGAATACATGAAATGTATGAAAGATCCGATATACTTCGCTAAGACTTATATCAAAGTGATTGCACCAAGTAGAGGATTAATTGATTTTGATCCCTATGATTATCAAGTTAAAATGTTTGAACACTTTAACAATAATCGATTCAATGTGGTTTTAGCATGTCGACAATCGGGTAAATCAATCTCGACTGTCATTTACATTTTATGGTATGCGATCTTTCATCCTGAAAAGAACATTGGTATTCTAGCGAATAAAGGTGCCACAGCTCGAGAAATGTTGGGCCGCATTACTCTAGCACTTGAGAACCTTCCATTCTTTCTTCAGCCTGGTTGTAAAGAATTAAACAAAGGTAGTATAACATTCGCAAACAACACTAAGATTATAGCTGCAGCCACTTCTGGTTCTTCTATTCGTGGTTTATCGATCGACCTACTCTTCCTTGATGAGTTTGCCTTTGTTGAACGAGACACAGAGTTTTATACATCAACATATCCTGTTATCTCGGCTGGTGTTGACACTAAGGTTATTATTACATCAACAGCGAACGGCGTTGGTAATATGTTTTACAAATTGTACAATGGCGCACAAAAAGGTACGAACGATTTTACGCCTTTCCGCGTAGATTGGTGGGATGTTCCTGGTCGTGATGAGAAATGGAAAGCGCAAACAATATCAAATACATCTGAGTTGCAGTTCGAACAGGAGTATGGTAATAACTTTATTGGGACATCCAACACCCTTGTGTCAACCAACGCACTGCTCGGATTAGTAGCAGCCCCACCGCTCGAAACAAACAGAAACGTTTCCTATTACGAAAAGCCGGAAGAAGATCATACATACATTATGACGGTTGATGTATCAAAGGGTAGAGGACAAGATTATTCTACCTTTAGCGTGATTGATGTTACACATGGTCGATTTGAGTTGGTCGCGGTTTTTCGTGATAACATGATATCACCTATGATTTTTCCAGATATCATCGTAAGGACAGCGAGACTTTACAATGAAGCATTGGTTATTATTGAGAACAATGATGCTGGTGTTGTAGTATGTAATGATGTGTATTATGAATATGAATACGAGAATACGTTTGTTGAATCATCTGTAAAAAAAGGCGGTGTTGGTGTTACAATGACAAAGCGAGTAAAGCGAATTGGTTGTTCAAACCTTAAAGATTTGATTGAATTGGGCAAGCTTAAAATATGTGATTCTAATATGATACATGAGCTATCAACCTTTGAAGTGAAAGGTTCATCATACCAAGCGAGTGCAGGGAACCATGATGACTTAGTTATGAACTTAGTGATGTTTGCGTGGTTTGTATCTTCTGATGCATTTGGTGATATATCAACCATAGATTTAAAAGAACTTCTCTTTAAAGAAAAGATGCAACAGATTGAAGATGATATCCCTCCATTTGGCGTAATTGAAGATGGGTTTAATCCTGGGTCACACTATGATAAGATGCAAAAGGAGTTAGACGCGTGGAATAATCTCTAAACACTATTAAGTATAAATAGATCTATTGAGATTTAACTACTTATTATGTCACTTATTAATTAAAACTACATTGAAAGGTAAACAAACATGGGATTCTTAGTATCACCTGGCGTCGAGGTAAATGAAATCGACCTAACAAATGTGATTCCTGCAGTATCTACTTCTATTGGTGGATACGCTGGTCACTTCAACTGGGGACCTTCTGGAGAGTTGATTAACATCGCTTCCGAGAAAGATCTTCAAGCCAACTTTGGCACACCAGATGCGGCGCATTCGACGTCGTTTCTTGTTGCTGCAAGTTTTTTAAAATACGGAAACTTTTTAAAGGTTTCACGCGCTGTTCCAGCTGGAGCAAGAAATGCCGTTGTTGGTAATGCGAGTGCTGCGGTACCCGCTGATCCAATCGGAAATCTAGATGCATACGAGTCGCTAGAAAGTATGGGTGCTGAAGAGTATTTTGTTGCTCGCTGCCCAGGTGCTTATGGTAATAGTCTTAAAGTGATTGTTGGTCACAAAGACTCGACTGACGACGATATCATTGCAGCTTTTGACTATGCACCTGGTACTACTGAAGCGGCTACAGCGGCTGGCCTTGTTGATGACGAGATTCACGTTTTAGTCATTGATGAAGATGGCCTATTCAGCGGGATTAAAGGTACAATTTTGGAAAGATACCAAGGACTATCACTTTATTCAGGCGCTAAGCTTGATACTGGTGGTACTAATTACTATAAAGATGTAATTAATAACGGATCCCAATATGTATTTGCAAATACACTACGTGATGCTTTCGATGGTGCAGACGATGTTATCACTGATAGCGGTACAGCAAGTATCGTTCCGGATGTATCTGTAATTAACGGCACGATCACCGAATCGTTCGAACTTGGTGTTGATGGTACGTTAGAGGCGGTGGAAGTAGTAACAGCACTTGGCCTGTTTGAAGATGCTGAATCTGTGGACGTTAACTTGCTTTTTGCTGATCCTGTTACAACCGCAGCAACACAGAAAACTGTCGAAGCAGAGGTACTAGCAATCGTTGCTGCACGTAAAGATTGCCTTGGATGTGGTTCTGCACCAATTGATTTGCATACAGAGTCAACTGACGCAGCTAAAAAAACTGCTGTCAAGAGTAATGTTCCAGCTACTACATCTAATTATTATGCAACAACTGGTTCTACAGTTTATGTTTATAATAAGTACTTAGATAAGTACCAATGGATTACTACTAATGGTTATCTTGCTGGTCTTTGTGCTAACACCGATGATGTTTCAGAACCTTGGTTCTCTCCTGCTGGATTTAACCGTGGTCAAATCCTTGGTGCAGCTAAATTATCTTACAATCCAAAATTGGCTGATCGCGATGAACTTTATAAGGCAGCGATTAACCCAATTACTAACTTCCCTGGTCAGGGAATCGTATTGTTTGGTGATAAAACATTCACACTTAAGCCTTCAGCTTTCGACCGTATCAACGTTCGTAGATTGTTCATTGTTCTCGAAAAAGCAATTGCTACTGCGGCTAAATTCCAGTTGTTCGAACTGAATGACGAATTTACTCGTGCAATGTTCCGTAATATGACAGAGCCTTTCCTTCGGGATGTTAAGGGCCGTCGTGGTGTTACTGACTTCTTGGTTGTTTGCGACGAAACAAATAACACTGGACAAGTGATTGACACTAATCGCTTTGTAGCTGATATCTATATCAAACCTGCAAGATCGATTAATTTCATCACACTGAACTTCATCGCCACTCGTACTGGTGTTGAATTCTCAGAAGTTGTTGGTACTAACTAATATAAATAAAGAAAGGAAACAACAATTATGGCAACTCTAGGAGTAGACGATTTTAAATCGAAATTAATAGGTGGTGGCGCACGCCCTAACCTATTCAAGGCAACTGTAACTTACCCAGGCTATGCTGGTGGTGATACTGAACTTACATCTTTCATGTGTAAAGGTGCTCAGTTACCCGCAAGTACTATTGGTCAAATTGATATCCCATTCCGTGGACGTCAATTGAAGATCGCTGGTGATCGCACATTCGAGAACTGGTCAATCACCATTCTCAATGATGCAAAAATGGAAGTTCGCAACGCCTTTGAACGTTGGATGAATGGAATGAATGAGCACGTGAATAACACTGGCTTAAGCAATCCTACAGATTATCAAGCAGATATGACTATTGAGCAACTCGATAGAAGTGGCGCAGTAACTAAGTCATACACCATCCGTGGTGCATACCCAATTAGTGTCGCAGCTATTGATCTTAGTTATGAGAGTAACGATGCTATTGAAGAGTTCACGGTCGACTTGGCTTATCAGTATTGGGAGTCTAATACTACAAGCTAGTTTAAATTACAAATAATTACTTAGGCGGAGGGGTCCAATTCCCCTCCGCTTATTGTAGTATAAATAACATTATGGAAATATTCGGATTCGAAATTAGTAAAAGGGTTGCATCTTCTGAGAAGGAAGTCATTTCTCCAATCCCTAAGATAAAGGATGATGGCGCTACTACAGTCACTGTTGGTGGTGGTTACTATGGTTCATACGTTGACATGAGTGGCACTGAAGCAATGTCAGATCATGATCTAATTATTAAGTATAGAGAAGCTGCGCTACAACCAGAGTGTGATGCTGCAGTATCCGATATTGTTGATGGCGCTATTGCTTCTGGTGATACTTCATCTCCAGTTGATCTTAGTATGGAAGATTTAGATCAGCCAGATAGTGTAAAGAAACAAATCCTTAATGAATTTAAGCGGGTGCTTGAACTTTATAAGTTTAACCATAGCGCTTCTGACTTTTTTAGAAATTGGTATGTTGATGGAAAGCTATATTTCAATGTGATAATTGATGAGGCAAATCCTAAACGTGGTATCGTTGAACTGAGACCAGTTGAAGCAACACACATCAGTAAAGTTAAAGAAGTTGAAAATGCAATAGATCCAAAAACAAAAGTTGAGTATGAAAAGATAGTTGACGAATATTATCTTTATGCACCGGGCATGGCCACTGCTAAAGATGTTACTGGAGGAATTAAGTTTGCAAAAGATGCGATCATTCAAGTAAATTCAGGGTTGTTTGACGCGAGTCGAACGCGAGTTATTGGACATTTACACAAAGCAATGAAGTTGGTTAATCAACTTCGGTACATGGAAGACTCATTGGTAGTTTATCGTGTATCACGCGCACCAGAGCGCAGAATTTTCTATATTGACGTAGGTAACTTACCAAAAGGTAAGGCTGAAGAATACGTCCAACAGGTAGTATCACGCTATCGTAACAAGATGGTGTATGACGCGTCGACTGGTGAAGTAGCCGATGATCGTAAACATATGTCAATGCTTGAAGATTTTTATCTTCCACGAAGAGAAGGTGGACGAGGCACAGAGATAACCACTCTTGGTGGTGGTGAAAACCTTGGTCAGATTGAAGATGTAGTATTCTTTCAGAAGAAACTATATCGTTCGTTAAATGTACCAACTGCACGTTTAGAACAAGAGAGTTCATTTACAATTGGACGGTCAAGCGAAATCTCACGTGAAGAAGTTAAATTCCAGAAATTTATCGATCGTCTTCGTAAGAAATTCTCATATATGATTGTTGATGCATTGCGCATTCAATTGATACTAAAAGGAATTATCACTGAAAGCGATTGGAGTAATATTGAAGAATCAATTAACATTGACTTCTTAGAAGATAATTATTTCTCTGAACTTAAAGAGTTTGAAATTCTACGAGAGCGTTTAGAAATGGCACAACAAATGGAAGATCTCGTTGGTAAGTATATATCGACTAAATATCTTAGACAAGTTGTTCTTAAGCAATCTGAACAAGATATGATTCGACTGGACAAAGAAATTGAAGAAGAAGGTGGCGAAGGTGGCGAAGGAGATGATATGGATTTTGAATCTGTGGAAGAGCCCAAAGAAGATACTACTATTCAAGAAGCCAGCAGTGAGCGTTCAGAAGAGTTACACGAAGCTCAATTGAATATGATTAATAGCATGACTAAAGTGCTAGACGATTAATAGCGTTATGTCATTAGACAATGTCAACAGTGTATTTTCTGCAGCACTATACAAAAAACTACAGAAACAAATAAAACCTCTTTCCGAAAAGTTAAATGAACTTGCGGAAGTTACTCACTTGATTGAAACTACTCCTGGGCCGATGGGCATTAAGGGTGATAAAGGTGTTAAGGGCGATAAAGGTGTTAAGGGTGATAAAGGTGAGCGAGGTATACAGGGGCCAATAGGATTAACTGGTCTTCAAGGGACGCAAGGCGTTAAAGGAGATGCTGGTGTAAAAGGCGAACAGGGAATTAAGGGCGATAAAGGAGATGCCGGTGCACCAGGAGTACGTGGTGAAAAGGGTGATATTGGTTTACTGGGTGAAGTTGGGCCGCGGGGAGAACAAGGTGTTCGGGGCGAAGTTGGTCCACAGGGAATTCAGGGGCCAAAAGGTGATATCGGCAAAAAAGGAGACGTTGGTGCTCAAGGCGTTTCGGGATTACCTGGGTTAAAAGGCGATATAGGATCACAGGGTCTTCAAGGATTGACAGGCGAGGCTGGTCCTCAGGGTGTTAAAGGAGATACAGGCGATAAAGGAGATAAAGGAGATAAAGGAGATACAGGCACTAATGGGCAAGACGCTGAAATTCCGGACGTCAATGATATCATAAACCCACTTTTTAATAAAGCAAAGGGCGAATTAGATTCCTTTATCGCAAGTACTGATAAAACATTTAAGTCTTGGAAGAATGCTGTAAATAATCAGGTTTCACAAGTATCATCGATCAGCAGCGGTGGTGAAGTTTGGTTAAGTCGTTTAAACGATGTTCAAAGTTCAACGGCTAAAGTTGACGGGCAATTTCTACAGTACGATGAATCGTTAAAGAAGTGGGTAGGAGCGACAGTTGCAGCAGGTGAAGTTGGTCCACAGGGTATTCAAGGCATTCAAGGTGAGCAAGGTGTTCAAGGTGAAACTGGTCCACAAGGTGAGCAAGGCATTCAAGGTGAGCAAGGCATTCAAGGTGAGCAAGGCATTCAAGGTGAAACTGGTCCGCAGGGTGAAGGTG